CCTCCATGTGTGCAAAAACTTATAACAGACCCGTGGCCTGGGAACAATCGTAATAACTTTCTCTTTAATATTCTTGTTCTAGAGAATAAAAAAACAGATGGGAATCTAGATATTAAGGCTCTTCAAGAAATAGCCATCGAGCGAAATAAACAATGCTTTACCAAACCCATGAAAGTTAGCGAAGCAAAGGCTATAGCCAAGTCCGTTAAGACTCACGGCTACCATTTCAAATGTCCTCCCAAACATAATGAATTAGTTCCTATCTGCAATAAGGAACTGTGTAAAACACGGAAGCTGGGCATCGGTCCACAAGTACCAGAAATGATAGATCAATTTAAAGAGATTTCCTACACCCGAGATACTAAAACTATTTATTTTAGTTTCACTTTTAAAGACCAACGAATCACGGTTCAACCAGAAGATATGAAAGATGAGAAATCCTGGAGAACAAAACTTTTAAGATATGGAATTTTTTGGTTATCCCTTCCTAAAACAAGGGCGGGTCCCGCTCCTTTTGAATTACTACTCAAAGAGATTACAGCTCGAGCTATTGAAAATGAAAAAATGAAATTTACGGATACTGTGGATGAAGAAAAATACAACACTCTTAAATCTTTTTTTGAAAAGACAATTGAAGAAGACGACTTCTCTAAACTTAAAGATGGTTATGTTGTTTTAGATTCTAAAACTCGCATATGTTATTTTAAACGATCGACTCTAGAATATTATATTAAAAGCCATGCTACAAAAATTTTTAATAGCACAATGGATGCTCTTCATTATTTAGGATGCGAACGACATGAATACTATGAAGGAGAAAAAAATATTTGGTATGTTCAAATGCCTGAATTCGTCAGTCATACAGAAAGAACTTCAACAAAAGATACTAAAAAAGAAACAACAGAGGTAGATGATGAGTACCACACAGGAAAATTTAGAATTCCAGAACCTAAAAAAACTCCGTCGAAAGACAATTAAAATTTTTGGCCCCCCAGGAACGGGTAAGACTGAAACTTTAATTAGCCGAGTTTTAAACAGAGCTTTAAAGAATAAAATTTCTCCACAGAAGATTTTTATAGATTTAAAACCTTACACAAATACTGCCGAAGGTATTTTGAAGAAGATATCTTTGATCCTAAAGATTGTATGGTGGACTTTGCTCTAGAAGGTAAAATTATTAAATATAGTGATAAACGACTGGCAGACGATAACTTTACTTATAAAGATTGGTCATTAGGAATCTATAGTAAAGCTCGAAATATGATGGAGACTCCTCAGGAAGTTTACAAAAAAGAATCTTATCAAAGGGATTCACTGGATGTTATGATGAAAAAAATTCAAATATATGAAGACTACAAAAAAGTAGGTAAAGAAAAAGCTTTAATAGATTTTGATGATATGATTGGAAGAGCGATTCAAGAAGTTAGTTTCCCCCCTCTTAAAATTTTAATCATTGATGAAGCTCAAGACTGTACTCCTCTACAATGGTCAGTTATTTTTAAACTAGCCCAAAATGCTCGTCGTATTTATTTAGCAGGTGACGATGACCAAGCCATTTATGAATGGAATGGTGCTGATCCTAGATATTTTACTCGTTTCTTTCCGGGCCGAAAAGTAAGATTAAGAAAAACAAGAAGATTCGGAAAGGCTATCCATCATTTTTCTCAAATTATTAGAAGAGAGATTTTTAATAGCGAAGAAAAAGAATATACTTGTTTAGAACAAGAAGGTTATATCAAACATTATTTAAACTTCAGGGAAATACCTTTTAATACTCTAGTAGGCAGCTGGTATATTTTAGGTCGAATCAATACTACTGTAAATGAACTACGAATGCTAGCTAAAGACGCAGGGTTATATTTTTCTGATAATGAAGATATAAAATGTTTTGACCAAAATCAATGGGAGGCCATTAAAGCTTGGACACATCTTTCAAATAAAAAAACAATCAATAAAAAGCAGGTTCAAAAAATGTATAAATATATTCGAGAGCTTAAAGATCCCAGCTTCAGAACATCTAAGTTTTGGATTACAGAATCAGAACTGGAAGAATACGATTTTAAAAAATTAGTTAAATATTGTGGTCTCAATCTTCCTTCTACCTTTCAAGAGAAACAATGGTGGCACCTTTTAAAAAGAAACTTTACTTCTCAACAAGTTCTTTATTTCTTAAGGTTATTGAAACGCTATGGTCAAAAAGAATTAGATCAGCCTCCTAAAATTATTATTGATACTATTCATTCAGTTAAAGGGGGAGAAGCAGATCACGTTGTTCTTTATTCTAAAGCTAATTATCCTTCTAATTTTAAGAGTAAATCCAAAGAAGAAAAGACTAATGAAAAAAAAGTGTGGTATACAGCTACAACTCGTGCTAGAAAAACAATTCATTTATTGGATACAAATTATAAATATAGTTATCCAATTGGAGGAGACTATTTAACTTATGTTCAAGAACGATAACGATAAACCCAGTTACTACAAGCAACTAGGAGAAATGATCAAGAAGATTAAAGCAGAAACGAAATGGCGAGATATTTTTAAGATTGTTGAAGAAGCACAAAAACGTCTAAAAAGAAAAGAATCTAGTGTAAAGCCTGAAAAATATGAAAGACGACGAAAGACTTAAAAAGATTTATCAAAAAATTTTTACGGATGCTATGATTTATGCTGAAAATTATCCGATGCAGATGGTAGCAGCAACTTACCTGGCAATTGCTATGAGACTCTACAAAACTGTCTTGAGTAAAGAAGAGTATACTGAAATGCTAAAAGCTATTGTAGAAAGTGATGTTCAACCTTATAAGGATTCTAAAAAAACAATACACTAATGAGCGTTTATAAAAAACAAATCGGCGGTACTCACTATAAGGATATGAAAATCCAACCGAGTGAGTTCATCAATGAGAACAAGTTGCTCTTTGCAGAAGGAAATGCTATTAAATATATTTGCAGACATGCAACTAAAGGAGAAGTTAAAGATCTAGAAAAAGCAAAGCATTACATTGATATGATTATTGATAGGGATTATAAATGAGTTTGCAGCTCTCCATGAATTTTAAAAAACATATCTGGTCTTGCCCTGCTGAATATAAAGATTTATCCCAAGCCAAAGAAATTGCCATCGATTTAGAAACACGCGACGAAGGAATTAATTCCGGGCGAGGAGCAGGTTGGGCTACAGGCAACGGAAATATCATTGGCTTCGCCGTAGCCGTGGAAGGCTGGCAAGGTTATTATCCTTTTGCTCATTACGGTGGGGGCAATATGATTCCTGAACAAGTTAGAAAATATATGAGGACTGTCTGTGCTTTGCCTTGTACTAAAATATTTCATAATGCTCAGTACGATATAGGCTGGTTAGAACAGGAAGATATTAAAGTGAAAGGTACCGTCGTGGATACGATGATTGCTGCAGCCATCGTTGACGAAAATCGTTGGTCCTATTCTTTAAACACTTTGTCTAAAGATTACTTAGGCGAAATTAAAGCTGAAACCGATCTGATCATTGCAGCTAAAGAGCATGGTGTTGATCCCAAAGGAGAGATGTGGAAATTACCTGCAGAATATGTCGGATTTTATGCGGAACAAGATGCACGACTCACGTACCTATTGTGGCAACAACTTAAAAAAGAAATTATGCAACAAAGTCTGGAAACAGTATGGGAATTGGAATCTAATTTACTCCCAGTATTGATTGCAATGCGTCAACGAGGGGTAAGAGTACAAGTGGAATCAGCTGAAAAATTACGAAAAGAAATGCAGATCCAAGAAAAAGAAATACTATCGGCAATAAAACAAGAATCAGGACTAGACATAGACATTTGGGCAGCACGCCAGATCGCCAAAGCTTTCGATAAAATGAAGATAGAGTATCCGAGAACTCCGAAATCTGATGAACCGTCATTTACTCAAAACTGGTTGATTAATTGTAAACATAAAATTGCTAAACTTGTCGTTAAGGCGAGAGAAATAAATAAATTTCACAATACCTTCTTATCTTCTATCATGAAATACC